TGGTGGGAGAGGCAGTGGGTTTCGTCGGACCAGTTCGGCCTCCAGCACGGGCTTGACCACTTCCAGCACGATGAGCTGTAGCCCGCGGGTGAAGTCATCCCCGAAAGCCTCGCGATCGAGCTGGTACTGTGAGTCTTCGCCGCTGAGGATGGTACTGCGGGTGCCGTTGGTCATCCCGTCTCGCTTGTCCTGTTCGTGCCAGTGCTTGGCCCAGTATGTTGGGTCACTATTGGCGGCAAAGCGAGCCACATGCGGGGGGAGGCCCTCTGCGACAGTTTCTGCCCACTGCTCTAGGGCTGCCTCTAGGCCAACATCCTTCCGCTCCTGTACGAGGCGAGTCCGCTCCTTCTTGCGTGCTTCGATCCTTTCGAGGTCTGCCTTATATTCAGGACTGTTCCGCACCTCGTTATTTTTCCTTACATCCTCCTCATGTCGCTGGAGTAGTATGTAGTCGTGCATGGGGGAAGGATCTTGTCCATTCGTGCAAGGGTAAAAGAAGTGGGGCTCGCCCTCACGCTTCAGATCCTCGGTCCAGCAGCGCTTCCATTCAGCCCAATCAGCCAGACTTCCGGGTGTCTGGTGTCCCACTCGCTCGGCGCCTGACCTCACCCGCTCCCCCTCAATTTCGCCCATGTATACCAGCTGGGCTACCTTCGGCCAGAGCTCCCAGAAGTGCACGCCTATGAGGTTGACACTGGTCTTGCCCGGGCACTCCTTTGGCTCGTACCCAAGCCAGATACCGTACTTCTGAAACCCGAGTAGTATCCGCTTGTACTGGGCCGAGTACAGGCTGAAGTTGTGGGGATCATCTGGTATATCTCGAGCATTCTTCAGGTCCTCTGGAAGCTTGGGTGAGTCCGATTCCAATGCCACATACTCATAGATGATTCGTCCATTAACTATTTCCGTGGGAGCTATCTGCGCGAACTGCCTGATGATTGTCTTAGCCATGTCTCTTACTCCTCGTCCATGTTAAACTCGCCACGTTGTGGGAGCTGTTCGTCCATCTGAGCCAGAACACCAAGCATGAATTTGTTCTGGGCCTTCCTTGTCCTGACTGCGCGCTTTGAGAACTCTATCTTCCAGTCGTTCTCGCTAGTCCCCTCGATGGTCTTGGCCGTTACGCCCTGATCCTTGCCCTCCTCGATCTCTTCCCGCAGGATTGCGTTGATCCCCTGGCAGTAGCTAATGGCCTGCCCCTTGGGCATCTCGGGCGTGAAGATAGGTTGCTTCTTCTCCCGCCACATCTCCCTCATCTTCAGGTACAACAGGCGAGTTACACTTCCCTCCCCAGGTATGCGCTTGCCCCCTCGCGTGCTGCGCTTACCTCTTTCTTCCAGTCCTTGCATCAGTTCCTGTACGTCCATGTTCAGCTCCTTGATCTGTTTCGAGGGTGGGTTTTTGCCCTCGCCAATATGATATGCGGTTTGATACAGCTAGTCAAGCTCATTTTGTCATTATGCCCCATTACAACAGCTCTTTGTCATGGCCGTCCAGCTCTATACCATTCTCGTCCGACTGGGGTTGTTGGCGCGTGGGAGTAGGGGATGACCGCTATCAAACCACTAGTGCACCCATACCAAAGTCATATCCGCCAATATCCGTCCCCTGCTAAATATCAAACCCCGATACCCCCCACCCCGGAGTGGATGGGCTAGGTACCTGGAAAAAAAAAAAAAAAAAAAAAAATGAGTACTTTATATCAAGCGTGGGAATGGGGGGTCTACGAGTTTGATATTTAGCAGCGGTTCGATATTGACCGATATCGCTATGGCATTGGCGCAATATGGGGTTGATAGCCGACATACGGCGCTCCCCATCGCCAACTGTCCAGGGGTTGAAGCCGGCAGCGGCCAGAAAGGGGAAGAGGAAGCGGCCCCGCTGTCCCCTCCGAGCGCCATAGCTCCCAGGGGCCGCACTTGAAGGCACCCTTAATTCAGTGGCCCCACTCTTCTTCGTTCCGCTCCCAGGCGCCAAGCTGGGCGCTGGCCGGGCAAAAAAATAGGGGCCGAAGCCCCCAGTCTTAACCCACAATCGCATCCAGGATCAGCTTGCTGACCTGCTGCTTCTTGATCTCCGTGAAGATCATATCCTCGAGCTTCCCGGCATTCAGCCCCTGCTTGTCCATCCACTCAACCAGTTCAGGCTGGATCAATGCACAGGGAGCCCAGGCTTGATCCACACCCTTCAGGGTCAGGTACGGCCTGCCATACTCGTCAGTCCCTGACGTGATCTTGTCCATGTCGAAGACGATCCGCACATCCTCGTTTACCCGGTCTGCCTCATATGCAACTGCTTGCGCTTCAGTCTCAACCCATGCTTGCTTTGCCATTTCCATCTCCACAATTGAGGGGGGAGACCATTCTCCCCCCGTTCCGTCTTACAGCCCGATGTCCTTCAACAGATCCCCGACCGGTGCCGCTGCTTTCACCTGCTCCTTGGCGCGTTCTGCCTGCAGATCAGCAAGGGCTTTCTTGACCGCGGGATGCTTCTTGATTGCGGCCATCTGTTCATCCGTAGCCTTCTCCAACGCGGTCTGAACTTCTTCCGCGTCTTTCTTTTGGAGCTTGGCAAGGATGGTTACCAGATCGGTGATGCTACTCCCGGCCCGGCTGGTCCAGAGACCCTGCTGGAGATTCGACCAGACCGAATCCATGCTGGCCAATGCGCTGGAGAAGTCTCTCTCCTTCGCGAAGCTGGCGCAGGCATCACCGATCTTCTGGCTCAACCCATGCAACGCCAGCCTATCCTTCATCTCGGCCGGCACCTTATCCAGCGCTGCCTTGATGATGGAGCCATTGCCCAATTTAAAGATAACCGTCCCGGCCTCGCCACCCACGTCTTCAGGGGTGGCTTTGCTCAGGAATTTTACGACCGTGGCTTCTTTACTCATGATGTTTCCTTTCGTGCGCGGGACGCAGGTTCGCCTTGTGCTTACCTGAACATCGCCGCATTGTTAAAGAACGGGCGCAAGACGGACCTCGCGCATGGGGTGGGCTGCTGCCTCATCCCCGCCGGGGAATCCAACCGCACTCCCCATGTACACAGTATCCCCCTTTCGGCCCTCCCTGTCCAGTCCCCGTTTTTCCTCCATATAATCAAGGACTTACAGGGGGTACCCGGCCTCCCCCCCGCGCGTGCGCTTACCCCGGGGTTAAAGGCCATACGGATTTTTCGCTCCAGTCTAGAGTTAAAGGGGACAAGAAGTGGGAGTTCATCGCCCCCAAAAGCCCAGCGCTCTTGACTACCCGCCCGCGAACGTGTAAGGTGGAAAGGTCCCAATCCCGGCAGAAGGGCCAGCGGCCCAGAAGGAACCAACCTATGCCTAAGCTTATCCCGTTCGGCGAGCCCAAGTCCGCCAAGCCCCCTCAGAAGCTCACCACCACTCACGAGGCCATCCTCAACTGGCTCGTGGCCAACCCCGGCAGGAGCCTGAAGGAAGGTGCTGACCTCTTTGGCTACACCCAGAGCTGGTTCTCCACCATGGTGAACAGCGACCTCTTCCAGGCCGAACTCGCCAAGCGGCAGGCGGACTTCAGGGGCCGGCTCAACGCCACCCTCACCCAGAGGTTGCAGACCGTCGCCCATGTGGCCCTCGACAAGCTCGCCACGATGGTGGAGGGGAGCGAGGACAAAGATTTCGTCCTCGAGGTTTCCGACAAGGTCCTCCATCGCCTCGGCTTCGCCCCTCAGTCCAACCGAAACCCGGCCGGGCCAATCGTCCAGGGCCCCTTCTTCCAGAACAACCTCTACATCTCCAAGGACGACCTCCACGCCGCTCGGGCCATCATGGAGCGCGGCCCTCAGGCCGGCGAACGGGTACTGGAGGAAGAGGAGGTGGAGCAGGTACCCCTCGAGCCCTTGGGCGAGCAAATCAAGGCCACGGAAGGGGACTCCCAGGTACAGTCGGTACGGGCTGAGGAAGAACAGCTCCCACTCTTCTCCGTCGGAATGGAGTCGCGGGAGCCTGCGTCCCAGGTACCCTCTCCCACCCAGAGTCTCCTCGCCGGCTTAGGTCTCGCCCGGCCATGATCCGCGCCTGCCCACCGCCGCAGTCCTTCCGGGAGGCCGGCAATGTCCGACTCGTCCGCATGTCGCCCCAGCCTCCCAGCTTCGCCCGTCGGCGCTATACCGGCCGACGCCTCGATGGCATCCGATACGAGAACAAGGTACATTCGTACCTCGAGTCCTTTTATGGTGATCGCTATCTCGCTGGTCCGTGGCTGCACTTTCTTGACGATCGAGGTGACTGGCGATGGTGCCAGCCGGACGGGCTCATCCTCGACTTCGAGGGGGGACGAATCGTAATCGTCGAGGTGAAGTACCAGTTCACGGCCGATGCCTGGTGGCAGGTGCGCCGGCTCTACGAGCCAGTCCTCCGCGCCCTCTTCCCCGCCCGCCTGTGGAAGTTCGAGGCCTGCCAGATCGTCAAGTGGTACGACGTGGCCATAGACTTCCCGGAGAGAACGGTTCTCGCCCACGAGCCGGACCTCCACCACGACACCTTTAAAGTTCACATCTGGAGCCCGCGATGAGTCAGCTCGCCCTCACCCCCCAGGATGCCATCCGCCTCGGAGCTACCTCCCTTACCCGCTACGGTCGCATCTTCTTTCCTAAAACCTTCAGGCAGGCCAGCCCCGCCTTTCACGATGAGATTGGAGAAGCACTTGATAACCCAGCTTTACGAAACGTGGCTATTGAGGTGTTCCGAGACGGAGCTAAAACAACACTTCTACGAACTCTCACGAGTCGTCGGATCGCCTACGGAATTTCACGAACTATCCTGTTTGTATCAGCGTCTCAGGGGCATTCGATCCTCAGCCTCCGATGGATTAAAAGACAAGTCGAGCACAACCGAGCATGGGCCGATACCTTCCAGCTCAGAAAAGGTTCCAAGTGGACAGACGACCATGTGGAGATAATGCACGGGGTTGAGGAGGAGCCGATCACCCTCCTCGCCCTCGGTATCACCGGCCAGCTCCGCGGCTACAACATAGACGACCACCGGCCCGATCTGATCATCTGCGACGACACCTCCACGGACGAGGCGTCCAACTCCCCCGACCAGCGCAAGAAGGAGATCAACCTCGTCTTCGGCGCCCTCCTTAACTCCCTGGCTCCCGCGTCCGAGGCTCCCTCGGCGAAGGCCATTATCCTAGACACCCCCAAGTCCAAGTTTGACTTGATCGAGAGCTGCGAGAATGATGATGACTGGAAATTTTTCCGATATGGTATCCTGGATGAGAATAATGAGAGCCGCTGGCCCACACGGTATCCTACCGAGGAGCTACTTCGTAAGAAGGCTGCTGCTATTAAAGTTGGCCGCCTCGCCATCTGGCTCCGCGAGAAGGAATGCAAGATCATCTCTGAGGAGACTGCCAGCTTTCGATCGGATAATCTTCGGTACTGGGACACCCTTCCGATCAAGCCGACGTACATCATCTCGATAGATCCGGCCAGTGCTGAGTCGAAAACCGCCGACGACAACGTGGTCGCAGTGCTTGCGCTCCAGAGGGATGACGTTTATATTGTCGACTACAAGGCCGCGATCGGCCAAGACCCAGACGATGTCATGGCGACTCTGGTGGAGTTTGTCAGGCGGTGGAGGCCACTGGGAATCGTGGTTGAGACGATCGCTTACCAGAAGATCCTGGCCTGGTACCTGGAGAAGAAGATGCGCGAGCAGCGGCTCTACATCCCAGTGTACAAGGTGGCGGATCTCCGCAAGAAGTCGGACCGGATCGTGCAGGCACTCGGGGAGACCAGCGCGTACGGGCGGCTCTACACGAAGCCTGAGCACACGAAGTTCGTCCAGCAGTTTACGGAATATTCCCCACTCTTCAAGGGGCACGACGACGTGCTGGACGCGGTGGCGATGGGGATTACCTGGGCCGAGAACCAAGGCCTGTCCGATTGGATTGAAGGCGAGGCAAGAGAGCTGGACGAAGAAGAAGAGGAAGATGGCGTCCGCCGCCTTACTAGTTCGAATTTCAGGAGCGCACCGTGAAAAGAGCACCGCTGGCAGCAGGCATCAAGGAGATACGTTTCAACTCCGATCTCCACAAAAAGATTATGAAGCAGTTCCTCTCGCGCCTCGAGATGGCTCGGGACGAAAAGCGCAAGAAGCGGGAAGAGAGCTGGCGGGCCTCGGAGGATACCTTCCAGGCCTACATGCCTGAGACCGACATGGATGCTGTGCGCCGGGCCAAGCGTTCGGGCGGCCAGACCGAGTATACCACGATCTCCATTCCGTACAGCTACGCGATGCTGCTGACGGCGCACACGTACTATACGAGCGTCTTCCTCGGCCGCGACCCCATCTTCCAGCTATCCGGCCGGCACGGCGAGGCCCAGACCTCGGAGATGGCGATGGAGAGTCTGCTCAACTATCAGCTCGTCAGCGGCGGGGGCATGCCGGCTCTCTTCGTCTGGCTGATGGATGCGCCTAAGTATTCGCATGGAGTGATCGGACACTACTGGGATAAAGAGGTCTTTACCCTCTCCAACTACGTCGATCAACCTAAGACCTTCCTGGGCGTACCAATACCTGGGACGAATGAAAGGGTCTTGAACCAGACGGAGACGACCGGCTTCGAGGGGAATCGTCTCTACAACGTCCGCCCCCAGGACTTTTACCACGACCCGCGCGTGCCGCTCTACCGCTTCCAGGAGGGCGAGTTCTGCATCGTCTACGACAAGGTCGGCTGGATCAACGTAGCTCGCGGAGCGGCAGACGGCAAGTTCTATAACCTGGACCTGATCGAGAAGGACACTGGGAGCGGCTACGCCGGGGACGACAGAACCACCGCCACTGGGCGGGACACCAACCTGCCAGGGGAAGACATTTCCTTCTATCGCCCGGACGATAAGCACCCAGCGATGATCGACAAGTACGAGTTCCACTGGGAGCTTACCCCGTCGGAGATCGGGCTCGGCGAAGGCAACAGGCCGGAGAAGTGGGTCTTTACCATCGCGAATAAGAATACCATCATCAGCGCCCAGCCGCTCGGGCTCGCCCACAACAAGTACCCGTTCGACGTGCTGACCTTCGAGGTGGAAGGCTACAACGTCTTCAATCGGAGCATGCTGGAAGTCCTTGACCCGCTCAACAAGACGATGGAGTGGCTGTTCAACTCCCACTTCTTCAACGTGCGGGCCGCGCTCAACAATATGTTCCTCGTCGACCCGAGCAAGGTGACGATCAGGGATCTGGAGGAGCCGGGTCCAGGCAAGATGATCAGGCTGAAGCCCGCAGGCTACGGCCAGGATCTGCGCACGATGATGGCTCAGTTCCCCGTC